TCTCCTCCCTCCAGCGCGTCGGCGCCAAGCAGATCCTCACCGAGTGGCTGCTGCAGACCCTCAATACCGCCCAAGACGTGCCACAGCCGGAAGGCTTTACCGCCGTCATCTCGCCGGCCGTCAAGCCCGCGCGTCTCTCCAACGTCTGCCAGATATTCGCCCGCACTGTCGCGGTGTCCGGCACACTGCGCAACGTCGATATCCCCGGCGGCGAGGACGAGTTCAACCGGCAACTCGTGCTGCGCGGCCTCGAGCTCAAGCGCGATCTCGAGCTTGTCGCCACCGGCAACGTCATCAAGGCCACCACCGATCCGCGCCACATGGCCGGGATGGTGACCTGGTGCAACAACTGCGTGGTCGGCGCCGGCGGCACCGCGCCGGTCGGCGATGGCTCTGCGGCCGCCATTCCCGGCACCGCCTACGACCTCACCCTGGGCAACGTGAACACCGTGGTGCAGGCGATCTGGCAGGCCGGCGGCAAGCCCACGCTCGCCGTGATGTCGGGCAACATCAAGAACTACTTCGCTACGTTGGCGCAGGGCGGCACCGCGAACCCGATCGTGGCGCAGAACATCGTGCAGGCATCGCCCGAAGGTGAGATGACCATCCAAGGCGCGGTCGACGTCTACCGCACCAACTTCGGCACCCTGCAGTTGGCCCCCGATCGGTTCTGCCCGGCGCACCAGATCCTGATCAACACGCCGGAATACGTTGAACTCGCTCCGCTGCCGAACCGCGACATGGTTTCGCAAAATTTGGCCCAGACTGGTGATAATACTCAGGGTATGTGTATATTTGAAGGGACATTGCGAGTAATGGCCCCGTTAGCTCATGGGGCTATTGTCGGATTAAACCAATAAATGCCTCTCGAGATAGTCGGCCAGCGCTCGGAGTTTGTTGGGATCATCTCCAACAAGCCCGAGCGTGACGTTGCAGTTGCGGCAGAGCCAGCCACGAAAGCGGCCGGTTGTGTGGCAGTGGTCGAAATTCATCCTCTGTTTATCAGGTCCACCACAGACTTCGCAGAGCAAAGGGATCGGCCTACCTGCCAGGGTCTCCAGATCGGCGGCGCGCTGCTCAATCGTGCGCTTCTTCTTGTGCAGATATTTGGCGTTCGGCTTCCCATCATCATCCCGAATGTAGGCGTGATGCGCCGCCCGCAGCTTATCGCCGTTCTTCTCGCGGTAGCGCCGCTGAGTTTCAAGACGGGCTTCGCGGTTCTTCTTGATATACTCACGGTGATACGCGATGCGCGCCTCACGCTGCTCCGGCGTCTCGTTCTGGTAGCGCTCGCGCGCCTTCTCACGCCGCCGCTCAATCGTCTTGGCGTAGTAGGCTCGGTCATAAGCGCGCTTTTTCTCAAGGTTGGCTCTACGCCACGTCATCGCGCCGGCGCGGGTCTTGATGCGCAGCGCATCCTCATCAATGTCAGACACAGCCTTCGGTCCTTTCTAGAGCAAGGATCAGGGTCAGGGGCGCTGTCAGCTATCCCGAGCTGGCAGCGTCCCGTTATAGCACAGGTGCCGCATGGCTGACAGGACTGTGCTGGAGACTTGGAACCCCACAACCCGCCGCTCCACAGAACTCATCATTGACGGTGAGACCGGGCTTCCGCTCATCGTCACCTCGCAGGACGTGAAGCCGATCCTCGAGGCCAACAAGCGGCTCGCCAACAACTTCACCGGACCGAACAAGGAGGGGCTCACCCTCGTTGCCCGCATCCCAATCGTGGTCTGGAACGAGTGGCGCCGCCTCGGCATTACCCGCGATGAAACCGCGTTGAACGCCGCCCTGCAAATGCGCGAGTCGATGTATCTACGAACGGATGACAGAAGGAGGCTTTGATGGCACTCGGAACCGCCGAACACCAAGCCAACCCGCAGATGCCGGCACCAGGCACGCCGGGTGCGAGCCCGCATTCCACCGAGCCGCGTGACGCCTCCAAGCCGTGGCTCGACCCGGATGATGACAAGGTCGACTGGGTCATGCTGATGCGCTGCTACCCGCACGCCAAGAGCAAGGACGACCTGCGCGCCGCCGCGATGAAGGCCGGAGCAGAAGTCGCGAAGGCAGCCGAGGAGGCCCGCGCCGCCAAGGACGTGCCGGTCAGCGAGCAGAAGGCCCACGAGTAGTTGGCCTCATTGCAGCAACTCAACGACGACGTCGGAAGCTACCTCAACCGCCGCGACTATCAGACCCCGTTTCCGGGCTGGGTCACGGCGGTCGAGACCGAGTTGTCCGAGACGCTGCGCAGCAAGTTCCAGATCGCCTCCGGCATCCAGGCGCTCGATGCCCCCTACATCACGCTGCCGCCCAATTTCGCCACCATGGAGTCGATCAGAGACGCAACCACCGGCGTCATCCTCGACCTCAAGGACAGCTGGTCAGGCAGTTGGAGCGAGCCGCAGCAGGACGATCGCTACAATAGCGCCGCCTGGTATGATCCGACGCCACCGCGCTGCAGTGCCTACCGCATCCTGGCCGACTGCATCGAGTTCCTTCCCCATCCCGTGCCGCCTGATCCGCCCGATCCGAACTGGAGCCCGCAGCAGGTGCTGATGAATTGGTATGTTCGGCCGCCGCCGCTGCTGCTGCCCGCCGACACCAATCCCATCCTGGAAAACCTCTACGAAGTCTACCTGTGGGGTGTGGTGAAGCGTGGCGCGATGTGGGCGCTCGATGATGACCGCGCGGCGCAGGCCGATGCCAACTACCAGCAGGCGGTGACACGGGCAAATCTTTGGACACAACAGAGCACCTACAGCGGCGCACCGTTCCGTGCGGAAATGGCTGTTCTATTCTAAAAGGATAATGCCATGGCCTTCCAGTACGGGACGACGCTGCGAAACAACCAGGTTGCACAAATCCAGGCTTCGATTGGTGCGAGCGGCACGCTGCGAATCTTCTCAGGGGCCGAGCCGGCGAATTGTGCCGCGGCAGATCCCACAGGTCTGCTCTGCACGATCACGCTGCCGGCGTCTTTCCTCACCAGCTCGGGCGGCGTGACCACGATTGCCGGTTCATGGAGCGCCAGCGCGAGCGGCACCGGCACTGCCGCGAGCTTCCGCATGTATGACGGCAGCGCCGTGTGTCATGTGCAGGGCAACACCACGACGGATCTGGTGCTCAACAATACGAGCATCGCATCCGGACAGACGGTGACGGTGACTAGCTTCACGGTGACCGCCGGGAATGCCTGATGGCATACATATTCGGCGATAGTTTCGATCTGTATGCCGCAGCCGCTGACATGATCGGTAGTTACTGGGACGTCGGCGGCACACAATCATCCTTTACCCTTGTTCCAGGGCGATTTACCGGCGGTCGTGCGATGGCCGTGGCCTATTCGGGCAACTCGACCAGCAAAAGCTCCGGCGTCAATGACGCTGTGCATCACGTCGTGCTGGCCTTTCAGCAGACGGCAGCGCTCTCCGGGACCACCAGCGGCTGCTACCTGTCGTTCTCCGATGGTGCGACCGCACAATGCACAATCGTGTTTCGCAGCGACGGCGCCATCCTACTTCAATCCGGAGGAGCCACAGGAACTACCCTCGCGACCTACACCGGCGCGATTACCCTGCAGAACCAATGGTTCGCATTCGAGTTTGAGGTCGTCATCAACAACACGACCGGCAGTTTCACTGTCCGCAAAAACGGCAACACCTCCAACGATTTCACCGCGACATCACTCAATACGCGCGGAGGGACGACCAACAACTACGCGAACAGGTTGGTGCTCGGTGGCCAGAGCACGATCAGTACGCAGTTGGTGGACGACCTCCTCTGGCGCAGCGACGCCGCCAGCGTGGCGTGGGTCGGCGACATCCGCTGCTACACGCGCATGCCGGCTAGCGACGCGCAGGCGCAGTTCACACGGAACCCTGTTTCCCAGACACTCGCCAGCGGGGCAACGCTGCTCAGCCCATCAAACACGGTCGCGATTTATCAATCATTCGTGCCACTAGTGAGCGGGACGCTGACGAACATCCTGATGTCCATCAACACCGGATGGACGGGCAACCTGAAGTGCGCGCTCTACAACGGCTCGAACAGCACCACGCCCACGACCGTGGTCGCATCGGCGATCACGGCGGTCAACCCGGCCACCGGTACCCTCACCATCACCTGGACAACGCCACCCGCAATAACCGCTGGGGCGCAATACTTCGTTGGGTTTATCTCGGACACCAGTGTGGCAAACGGGTGGAGCGGCACAGGTGGCACCACCGCACGGTCGCAGACTGGCACCACATACGCAGCCTTCCCAACAGCAAACCCCTCTGCGAGCAATCCATCTCAGACACCCGCATTAACCGCTACGATCGCGTCGGCTGGGAACTACACTAACGTGTCCGAAGCCCAGCAAGACGGCGCGACCTCCTATGTCTACGACAGCAATGTGGGCGACGCTGACTTCTACAATATCGCCACCATGACCTCGACGCCGACCAGCACGATTGCCGTCACCACGCGCGGCTTTCTGGAGAAGAGCGATGCCGGCTCGCGCTCTGGCGCGATGCGGCTCAAGAGCGGGGGCACCACCGTCTCTACCGGCTCAGCGGCGCTCTCCACCACTTGGGCGTGGATGTGGCGGACGGATACGGTGGACCCGGCGACCAGCGCGGCTTGGACGCCAGCGGGGGTCAACAACGCCCAGATCGGGCCGACATGCACGGCTTGATACCATGACCGACATCCGGCTTACCCAAGGCGCCGTCGAGCAGTGGGCCTCGACCATCCCGCCGCAGATGCAGCTCACCCAAGCCGCGCTGGAGCAGTGGGCTTCGATCGCTGATGCCGGACATCTCGGCACACTAGCACTCACCCAGGCCAATGAGACGCTGGCAGCCGGTTACGGCAGGGGCGCATATGGCATGGGCCGCTACGTCGGCGGCAACGCCACCGGCACTGTGCTGGTTGGCGTCACGCTAACGCTCACGCAGGCAGCCCAGACGCTCGCAGCAACCGGCGGCTCATCTGTTGCCGCGACGCTGGCGGTTACCCAGGACGCACAGACGCTGGCA